ACGACTTCTCCTCGCAAGAACCACGCTTATTGGTGCACTACGCGGCACTTCTAGGCCTACCAGGTGCGGAGAAAATGGCACAGGCCTACCGGGAAGACCCCAACATGGACTTTCACCAGATGGTCGCTGACTTAGCCGGCATTAAACGCAAGGCTGCCAAGACAATTGGTCTGGGCCTTATGTACGGCATGGGCAAAGCCAAGCTGGCCACACAGCTGGAGCTGCCCATGGATGAGGCCAGTGATTTGATTAACACCTTTCACGCCAAGGTCCCGTTCCTCAAAGGCACCGTGGACGCTGTCATGAAACGCATTGAGCATCCCGTCTCTGGCGGGTCCATTCGCACCCTCTTGGGCCGCAAGTGCCGCTTCCCATTGTGGGAGCCAGTGGAGTGGGGCGTGAACAAGGCGCTGCCGCGTGAGCAGGCCGTCATTGAGTATGGGGTCAGGATCAAGCGTGCGGGTACCTACAAGGGCTTAAACCGTTTAATCCAGGGGTCGGCCGCAGACCAGACCAAAGCCGGCATGGTGGCGCTGCACAAGGCAGGTTTTAGATTGTTGTTGCAAGTTCACGACGAAGTAGCCCTGTCCGTCAGAAACATCGACGAGGCCCGCGAAGCCGCTGACATCATGGCCAAAGCAGTGACCCTGGAAGTTCCCTCCCGTGTTGACGTGGAGACTGGACCGAGCTGGGGAGAAGCAGCATAATTGAGGTGGGGATGACTGCAGTTGCCCCACTCTCCATTTGAGAAGTTCGGGCTGGGGGCTTGCTCCCAGCCCATTTTTTCCGATACACTGATAAATTCAATAGAAAGGAGAAATAAATGGGAAGATCACCAAAGCCACGAACTCAAGTTGTACCTGCTCATCCAGAGCCGTACATTCGTCAGCCAATGAAGAAACGTGGTAGACCACGGCGTTCAGGTCCTAAGAAGAAGGATCGATATGACGCTGTACGTGCGTCACCCTCCAAGCGCCCTGGACAACGGTGGATCACCGTGTCGTTACCAGAGAACGCGTACTACATGCTCAAAGAACTCGCCACGTTTTACAAAGTAGGTATGGGCGCGTACATGGCTGAGTTACTTAAACCCGCCTTTGACCAGGCCTACAAAGAATCACTGACGCTGCAGCGTATCGCCAATAACCGAGAGAAAGCTAAAAATGAAATACAAGACCGAGATGACGTTCCCCGTCGAACTCACTTTTGAAGTACTCCCCGCCATGCTGGTGGAGGACACCGAGTTGCCTGAGCAGCTGGACATCACCAGGATTTTGTTGACCATCACAGGCCCCAGCGGCAAACCTCGCCAAGTGGACATCACCAAAAGTTTTTCAGAGGAACAGATGATGCTGTTTGAAGACGAGATCATGGAGAACTACAGTGAAAATCCTGCGCTTTGAACGTAAAGATGAGGCCGTTGCCTGGGCCAAGAAAGTCATTGGCATCGACGGCATGTCAGGCGACGTCACGGCAATAAGCCTGCTGGACGACAAGGGCGACTTCCTGGCCGTCACGGTGTTCTCTGCCTACACAGGGACCAACATCGACATGCACATCGCTGCACGGCCCAAGAGTCACTGGCTCTCGCGTAGTTTCTTCAACGCGTCGTTTGAGTTGCCGTTCAGAGTGCTTGAAGTACCACGGGTCACGGGCCTTATCCGCGCCGAGAATTTAAACGCCCAGCACTTTGTTGCACGCCTGGGTTTCCAATATGAAGGGCGCATGCGCAAGGCTTTTCCCGATGGTGGAGACTTGATGCTTTATGGGCTACTTCGTGAAGAATATTTAAAACATCCATGGAGTAAAAATGAAGATATCAGAGGAGCTGTGGGTACTAGCTCAGAAGGCCCCGAAGGATCAACAACCCTTGTTGAAGGCAGTGGGCAAACTACTTGAAGATCAGAGATTGTGGCGTGAAGCCTGGTTAAATGCAGAAAATAAAGTTGAGTTGTTGACAAGTGAACTAAATGTGTTAAGATCACAGCTCAAACACAGAAAGGAGAAAGAGCGCAATGATTAAAAAAGCCCTTACCAGAGAGCAGCAGGTATTCAAAGAACTTGCTGCAACAGGGAAATACTTCAACACCGGCAAAGTATTGATTGGTCTTAAGTGCCAGCCAAAGCCTGCTCCTGTGACACCTGATGAAGCGTTTCTACAAAACATTTTGTTAGGTAACTACCGTCCTTTGTTTTGCCGTTCAAAATGAAAAAGCGCAGCAAGTACCGCCCCCGCACCGTGCTCCAGAATCCACTGGAGTTTGTGCTGTCAGGCATGAAAGCCGTCAAAGATTTGCCTGGCATTTACCTCGACGTACAACTTAGGAACCGCTCCGCCTTGGATCAAATTCGCAAAGGCGAAGCGACCAAAGAAGACATCGACATGTTGATCGGCGCATTCAATGTGACTGAAGCGCTGGCCACCATGGGCAAAGGCCATGATTGGCTTGAAGAGATTCATCAAGGACAAGATGCCCTGCTGCAGCTATCAAGACGCGGCGTGGCCAACGGAATGCGGTTCATCATGACAGCCAAGCAGTGGGAAGCCTTAAAGCTGGTGATGGACCTGCATGAGGAGCAGCTGGCGCATGCCACTGTGCATGACATAGAAAAAGCGCACGACCATGTTCTGTCGGTTATCCGCCAGGGCAAGGCACGTGCAATCGTTCAAACTCAAAAGGAAGCAACATGAATAAGTCAGACAAAATCAGAGAGTATTTCCGCAAGTACCCCAGCGCCGATGTGGCCAAGGTGGCAGCCAAGTTCCAGGCCCCCAAGCCAATGACCTATAAGCTGCGAAAGCAGGTTATTGACGGCACCCAGTTGATCACAACACCAGCAACGAATGGTCGCAAGGTTACGGTCACTGCCACGCAGCTGGCCGTTGCAAAGAAGCTGGGCATCAAGCCTGAGGACTTTATTCGCGAAGGCCTGAAGCAGGGAGTGCTGCAGTACGACGACGAGCGCAACTTCACAGGTGAGGTTCAAGACACCAACATCGACCAGACCATAGACGAGAGGGCCTTGGATTACGGTAAGTTCAAGGACAGTGCTGCGCTGATGCAGAGTATCAAACGACTGCTCGCGGACCACGCACACCGCCACGACAAGACGTTCGCTGACGACCAGTGGGAAGCCCTGGAGATGATCGTTCACAAGATGGCGCGCATCGTCAACGGCAACCCCGACAAGGTCGATCACTGGGTGGACATCGCCGGCTACGCCAAACTGATCGCGGACCGCTTGCAGGGTAACGCACGGTGATCGTTGAGGAGTACTTCAAACAGATCAGATTGAAGGTATTTATCTTCTTCCTGGTATCTGTTTGGATTTTTTACGAAACCTGGGTAAAGTACTAGACACAATTTGTACGATACCCGTATAATTTAATTTCCATTAACAGAAAGAGAGAAATAAATGAACTTCAGTTTGAACATCCATCGCGTCAAGAGCATTCGCTTGAGCGCGGTCCGTCTTAACCAGGCAAGCGCTACCCGTTACGCTACCAGGGACTTGATCATTGAAACCAGTGAGGGCAACTTTGAATTGTCCTTGTTCTCGATATACGTTGACGAGGACAGTGAACAGGAGCTGCTGGAGGTCAAGGTATGACCGAATTTGAATCCACTTTCTGCGGCATCCCTTGCATCATCCGCGTGACGCACTGGGAGGGCTACGTGCCCGCCAGGCTATCCGGCCATCCCGATAACTGGGCACCGTCCGAAGGTGGTGAAGGTGAATGGGAAATCCTCGATATCAAAGGCCGGGCCGCGCCCTGGCTTGAAGCCAAGATGACCGACAAAGAACGCGTCCGTATCGATGCAGAAGTTTTTGAACGCATGGAGAATCAAGATGAAGATTACTAAATACAAACGCCGCACCTTTAAAGATGTGGCAGCCGAGGCCTACGCCAGGGGCTGGAGTGATGGGCGCGAACAAGGGCGCAAGGATGCCCAAAGCACGCCGGTTGCAGTGTCCCTGCGCAAGTTGGCCTGGTCACGGATCACGGGCCTGTTCAAAAGGGATCGCCATGACTGATAAACGTATGGGCCTGGAAGAGACGTTGGAGTACGTCAAAACCCTGACCGAGGACCAACAAAAGGTCTTTGAATTGGGAGTTAACAGTGGCAAGCTGCAGCATCACGTAGGTGCCGTGACCCGACATTACACCGCAGGCTGGAACGCGGCCCTGGACCTCATTGCGTTTGACCTTATTAACGAATTTAAGCATGCATTTGGCGACGACACGCTCGAGAGTATCGCTGCATGGATCAAGGAGCATAAAGAATGAACTTTACAGAATGGTGGGAACAATTGACCAAGTTTGAACAACACGCCATCGGCGAACACAACGCCAAGTTTGTCTGGGAAGAATGCCAGAAGTACACCCTCATGACCATTGAAGACGCGTGCAAGGCCCAGGTGGCCTATGACCAGGGCATGAAGGACGGCAGAGAACGCTACGAGGTCCACGTGGCCGGCTGGGTCCTATCCCCAGGTATGCAGCCAGGCATGATTTGGATCAGCGACGCAGGAGGCGAAGGCGGTGATTTTCACATCGCAGAGCTGGCCGAGGTCATCGGCAAGTTTTATCGGGAAAAGTTTTGATTTAAGGAGAAACACATGATTATTAAACGTGCTATTGCGGTAGAAAGCCTCACGAAAGTATGTGAGGAAAGTTTAGGCCTTATTAAGCAAATGATTGAAGCTGACAACGAGGTGTACGCCAAAGGATACGAAGATGGTATGGCGGCTCAGGCTGAAGTTCAAAAGACTTTAAGACCTTGGGTTGGGTTAACGAAGGACGAACAAAGTTTTGTTTACAGCAGCTTGCACGAATCAACTTTAAGAGAAGATTCTTTTTGGGTAGATTTTGCAAACGCCATTGAAGCCAAACTCAAGGAGAAGAACAATGGATGAACTAACAGAAGCCAGCTTAGAAGCCGTGCTCATAAAAATTCGCAAACACTTGGATGAAACTAGCAAAAGGGTCAGCTTGATACCAACTCAGTTGATTGTCCGACCATCAGATTTAGAGGCGCTTGGACTAACTGTGGATGAAGTTACAAAAATGATTAAGGAGAAGAACAATGTATGACGACGGGCTTCACGAAAAGGCATCCGTTTTTGCCAGCAATCGCAGAGATGGTTACCTTGCACAGATGCAACTTGGCAAGGTTAAAAAGAAAACTCAAGACGAATTAAATTGGATTTGGGTGGCGCACTACGAAGGTTACAAAGAAGGTTATTGGACGGCAACAGCCAAAGGAGAGCAAGCATGACACAAGATGAAATCATTGAGATGGCTAGACAGGCGGGATTTTTTGTTAAGGACGACGAGGCGTATAGCCCGTCAAACCAAGAAGACCACGAATTAACACCTTGCCTTGAGGTCTTTGCCAACCTTGTAGCAGCTAAAGAACGAGAACGAATCATTGCGGCGAATGCGCCAGAGCTTGAGAAAGCTAACGCGCACATCAAAAGACTTGAAGAGCAGGCATACGACTTGTTGGGCGAACTAAAAGTTGCCAACATTAAACTGTCCACCCCACCACAGCGCACATGGGTGGGGCTGACGGATGGGGAAATCGCAAGAGTTGTCAGCCTTGCGGGGTTTTCTCCGGACTGGGCTGAAGCGCATATTGCAACTCAAATTGTCAGGGTACTCGAAGCCAAACTTAAGGAGAAGAATACATGAAAACCATCATCCACGTCAACCAACACGTCGTTAAAGCCAACACAAAGAATGGCACAAACGACCCCGTTCTGACCATAAAAACCTATAAAACCAATAACTACGCACACGCCGTG